ACCAACCAACTGTCCCAGCTTTACAGCAAGCCGCCCACCATCGACCACCCCGACATGGACGAGGGCGCGCTGTCTGACTTCGGCGCCAAGCTCCGGGCTGCTGAGCTATGGGCTGTGGCTGGACGCAACCAGCGGCAGGTGGTCGGCATGCGCGAGAGCCTGGTGCGGGTTGCCTGGGCTGGCGATGGCCTACAGTTTCGAGTTGTCCCAAGCGATATGGTGTGGGCCTCGGCTCATCCTGACCGTCCGGCGGATCCGTCCGTCGTGGTCGAGGCTCGCATCCGCACGCTTGAGCGCAACGGCAAGAAGGAAGCGCATTGGACCTGGGACGTTCTGGACATCCGAGAAGAGCCGAGCTACCGCGTCATGCTGCCGGATGGCCCGGACAAGAGCACGGACATCACGACCCAGGTGCTAGGGGCCGAGTTCAGCGGAGACGCCTACCCGTACATGCTGAACGGCACAGAGCCCGCGATGCCTTACGTGCTCTATCATGCAGAAGGCGGCGGATCGTCTCTCTGGGATCCGTACACCGGCAAGGAGCAGATCGAAAGCACGCTCACGGTGGCCTGTTATAACTCCTTTTTCGGCTATGTGCTCAGGGACGCCAGCAGCCCGATCCGTGGCCTGGTCAACGGGACGATCCGCGGCACGGCGACCAAGGGATCCAACAAAGCAGCCCGGCGAGAGATAGCGCACGATCCGACCACGCTGCTGATGGTGGATCAGGATGGCCCCGGCCCGGTGCAGGCTTTGCAATGGGCGGCAGGCGTGGATCCTGAGCGGCTGCAGATGGCGATCTCAGAGTTCGAGAAGTCTTGCCTCATCTCCAGCGGCATCAGCGCCACGGACGTGCAGCAGGCAGCAGGCGCCCAGAGCGGCTATGCAATCAGCCTCAAGCGCGCTTTCATCCGTGAGCGTCAGGCTGCCATGGTGCCGCAGATGGAGGCCGGAGATCGGCGCGTGCTGGCTCTGGCTGCGAGTCTATGCAACGCCACCGAGGGCACCGCGTATCCAGAGGGCGGCTACAATCTGCGCTATCAAGCGCTGCAGTTGTCAAGCGACGAGCGCAAGGCCCGGCGCGAGGCAGCCGCAGCGGGGATCTCAATGGGGACTCAAAGCGTGGTTGATCTCGTCATGGCGGAGCAGGTCGGGCTGACCCGCGCCGAGGCGATCCAGTGGCTTGAGCGAGTGAGACAAGAGCGGGCATTGTTCCCCGCAGCAGGAGGCGAATGATGAGTGACGGCATGATCCCAGAAGAGCGGCTGAAAGCCGAGGTAGAGAAGCGCAAGGCCGCAGAGGCACAGCGCAAGACCCTCACCGAGCAACTGTCTGAAGTGCAGTCGCAGATCAAGACGCTGACCAAAGAGCGCGATCAGTTCGCGGCCCAGGTCGAGGGCATCGGGGATCTACGCTCTGAGCTTGAGACGGCACGCGCCGATCTCGCCAGCGGCAACGCCACCAGCACCGCGCACATCTCCATGCTTGAGGCGGGCGTGACCAAGGGCAGCGTGAGAGACTTCGCACTGTTCCAGCATCAACAGCACGTCAAGGCCGAGGGCGACAAGGCCAAGCCCTGGGGCGATTGGTGGGAAGCCAACCGCGAGACGATGATCGCAGACCTGGCGCCACAGCCCGCCGCAGAGGCCGCGCCGGAGGTTGCTGCAGAGCCCGCCCGCCCGGCTCAGCCGCAGGCCAATAACGGAGCACAGCCGCCGCCACCTGCGCCGCAGACCTACACGCCGGGCATGTATTCAAGCATGACTTCTGCCGACTGGGCCGCGAACAAGGATCAGATCCTGGCGTCTCTCAAGGGTGGCAGCTTCTAGGTTGACAGCAGCGCCGCAGGGTGCTTAGCATTGACGAGCCAGCATCCACGGTGCCGCCGACCACAACGGGCGATAAGGGGTGCAGGCATCAGGGGCCATGCCGCCGCCGGGCAGTTCGGGCGCAAAGGGCCGACACAATAACATCAGGCGCGCTGCGTCTAAGATAAGGAACTGCTCACAATGGCTAATGAAATTACCTATACCGGATCCGGCGCGTCCACGAGACAACAGGAAATCTACGGCCGATTGCTCCACGAGCTAATAATGGATCCAACGGATCTCCGAAGCACTGTCACCAACCTGGGCGACATCGGCGGCAGCGGATCCAGCACGCTGACGGTGGGAACCGTGGACTACGATCTCGCGATGGCCGCCGCCAATGCCGATGAGGTCACCGGATCCGATAATACTGCTGTGACGGTGGGCGCCGTTTCGATCTCTGTGGCGCACAACATCATTGCCTTCGGAATGTCCGACTTGCACAGTGTGACCGGTGCGCCCGGCATGCTTGACCTGCAGGCACTCGCCGCCAAGGGCGCGCAGGCATACGCTCTGCGCTTCACCGATCTGGTCATGGCAACGGCTGACACCATCACCGCGAACGTCGGCACATCCGGCGCCGATATGACCGTCGATGATTTTTTCAGCGCGACCGCACAACTCCAAGGCTCGCTTGCTGTGGGACCGTTCACAGCGGTCTTGGCACCCGTTCAGGTGACAGACTTGCAGGCCAGTCTCCGCAGCGAGGGCGGCGCCATTTCCTTCCTTCCTGCCACCGCCGCCCAGCTTGCCATCAAGGGATCGGGTTACCAGGGGCAATTCCTGGGGTGTGACATCTGGCAGAGCGATTCCTGTACAACGACGGGAGGCAACCGGATCGGCGCCATGTGGGGCGCGGGGTGCATTGGTGCGGTTGAAGCCTCCGCTCGCGGCTCGATGCCGGGCGCAATTGCTGCGGGCTCCTCTTCCCCGATCTACGCTGAGTTCGTCCGCTCGGGCGATCCCGGCATCAGTCAGGTAATCCACCACGCCTTTGTGGGTGTCGGACTGCTTGAGACTGCGCGCGGGGTCAACATAACCACAGACGCTTAGCGAATCGGTGAGCGGGTAGTCGGATCGTCCTTCGTCCGGCTGCCCGCGAACCACCACAGAAGGACGGATATTAAATGTCAGCGATCATCGGCCAGCGGGTCACAGAATCGAGCACCCTTGAATCAGAGAAGCTGCCGCGCTCTGTGCGGTCTAGTCCTCGCTTCTGGTATATCGTGCATCCTCACTGTTGGGGCTTCGAGGCTGGCGAGTGGCTGCCCGTTCCCAGCAAGATGAGCTTGGACCCTGGGTGTAACGGTGTCACCGATGGCGGCGGCACCGATCTTGCTGTGGCTCAACTCAACCGCAACGGCTGGCGCATCGTGCGACCAAACGATCCCCGGCTGGGTGATTTCAAGTGGTACGTACAGGAGGTGCCGAAGCAGGGCCGCGGGCGCGTTTATACCAGCGTCTTTGATGAGGCTTCGGTTGTGGGGTCTCGGGTCTTTTGGGATCACGACGACGAGGGCTGGCGCGACTTCAGGCGGCACATTGTCACCGCTGGGATCTGCGAGCCAATCACGCGGCAGGTCTTCGATCTAGAGGTTGACAAGCAGCGCGGTGCGGTGGATCGGCTGGAAGGTCGGGCGGCTGCCCTGCCTCACAATCAGGTCATCGGCTCCCGGTTGATCCGAGAGCGCGAACGACTCGACGCGATGATCGCAGCGCGGCCCGCGCACCTTGACGGCAAGGTCAAGCGCAGCAGGCGGCGCAAGGTCAAGGCAACGCGCGTGCAGGAAGAGGCGAGCCCGTGAGCGGAGAGCATCCCAAGGGCCGCGAGGCTGTGGACAAGCTAACCGCCACAGCGGTGAAGCACGGAGCGGATCCACGCTGGGCGGCGAAGAAGGCCCGCAAGGCGATCCGCGAGGTTTATCATGGAGAGAAGTCTGAGCGGCCAAGGGGCCACAGGCGAAGTAGCTAACCACAACCCGGCCCGCAAGGGCCGCTCACTGGAGCGGGTACAATGGCAAAAGGCAGCAAGCATATCAATCAAGGCGTGCAGGTCCGAGACGACGGCGCGGTATATATCCGGGCGCTAGACGCAGCAACCACCAGCGGCTTTGCCGCAGGTGGCAAGGCTGGTGAGATCGTCTTCTGGCTTGATGAGGCAGGCGACAACTTCAAGGCGACCGTGGTGTATAGCGACGGCACAACCAGCAAGACCCTCACCGTAGCGTTTGACTAACCCAAGCCCAGGAGGGTTAGAC